GTAATGTAGCTTTATCGGTTAATGCTGCTTATAATGTACTACAATTAAACGGAAATTTAGCAATAAAGCAAGGTACTGGATTTTTTAATATTACTGGTTATAATGGTATCGCGTGTGATAGTGGTGGATTTTTCTTTAATTGTAGTACTGCAAATAATGCTTATTTAAGTTTTATTAATTTAACTGGATCACGTACTTATACTTTTCCTGATACTAACGGTACTTTAGCTTTAACTAGTCAAATACCAGCAGCTTCACAATGGACTACATCAGGTAGTAATATCTATTATAATACTGGAAATGTTGGAATTGGTACAACAACGCAATTAAGTGTAAGACTAAATGTATTAGGAACTAACGCTGATACTCCTACTTTAGGTACTGCAACAGGTGCAACAGGTTTTTTATCTTCTAATGGTAATTATGGAATGTATATAGGGGTTGGCGACTCAGGAAATACTTGGTTACAAGCTCAAAGAAACGATAGCAATACAGCTACTTATGACCTATTATTAAATCCTAATGGCGGAAGTGTTTTAATTGGTACTACAACTGACGCTGGTGTTGGAAAATTAGAAGTTGACGGTGCAATATATACAAAAGGATCAAACGCTACTTTATTTTTTCAAAATCAAGTTAGTACAAATAGATTTGCTTGGTATGGTAATACAACTATTCGATTATTTAATAGTGCTTTAGGGGATATTGCTTCAATATCTAATACTACCGGTGTATATACTCCTTTATCCGATATAAATAGAAAAAAAGATTTTGAAGATAGTACAATAGGTTTAAATGCAATATTAGGTTTAAAACCTACTTTATATAGAATAAAAGAAGAAGATAATACTGAAAAACATTTAGGATTTATTGCACAAGAAGTAAAAGAATTTATCCCACAAGCATATGTTGAAAGTGGTAAATTTATTGGTTTAGATTATCAAGCTATTGTTGCTACATTAGTTAAATCAATTCAGGAATTAAACGAAAAATTAGTACGTAATAATATAAATTAATATGAAACAAATACAACCAGTATCAATATGGTACAACGGTCAAATGATACAAGCTACTTTATTTAATATGACAAGTATTAATGATAATTTAATAAATCAATGTATTTTTTATTATCAATTAGTATCATCAACAAATCAACAATTAGCCGACGGTAATTTAACTATGACTAGTTTTGATTATGAAGCATATAGTACAAGTCCTGATAGTAACGCTTACGCTTATCAATGGGGTGCAACGCAATTAAATCTTACTTTAGTATAACTTTTTTAACCTTTACAATAAACCTATGAAAAAAGAAGAAGCACTACAAATTATTAAAGCAGTAATTGACGAAAGTATTAAAGCTGGTATTTTTAAACAAATAGAAGTGGCAGTACAAGTAAGCAACGCTTTTAATTTAATTGCAACTGAATTAACAAAAGAAAATGAATAATAGTTTTGATATGTATAGTATTAGGGGTACTTTGTTAACCTTTACAACTTATTTAATTAGTTTAATGGATATTGAATTAATGACTAAATTAGGGGTTATGAGTATTGGTATTGCTAGTGGTATTACAACTATTGTTTATAATATTAAAAAAATTAAAAAACTAAACGACAATGAGAAACGCTAAAACTACAATTTTCGGTTTATTGTCCGCTATTGGTGGATATTTTGCTATGAATAGTACTGGTAAATTACAAATTATCGGTCAGGCAGTATCAGGGATCAGCACTTTTTTAATGGGTGCTAGTGCAAAAGACGCTGATAATAAGATAAAATAAGGTATGTCTAAGAATAAAAAAGTAGCACTAGGAATTGGTGTTACAGTATTAATTCTAATTATGTTAAGAAAAAAACTAGCTGAAAAGCTAACAAATACGGCTTTTGGTGCATTAAGCGACAAAATATTTAACCTTATTGGCGGTTTGGAAAGTTTTACTCCAGTTGCACAATGGGATTTTAAGCAATATTCAGTTGGTTATGGATCAGGTTATAACTGGGATAAAAATAGACCAGTTCAAAAAGGGGATATTATAGACAAAGAAACAGCTAAACGCTGGTTATTAATAGAAGCTGAAAAGTATTATAATAAAGTTATGGCACTAGTTAAAGTACCTATTAATGAAAATCAATTATTAGCTTTGTCATCATTTGCTTATAATGTTGGGGACGGTGCTTTAGCAAAAAGTACTTTATTAAAATTATTAAATGCTGGTGCTGATAAAAAAACAGTTGCAGCACAGTTTGATAAATGGGTGTTTGCTGGTGGTGTTGAACTTAAAGGACTTAAAAATAGACGTACAGCTGAAAAAAAATTGTTTTTATCATAGGTTTTTAGATACGGTTTAAAGGTAAGTAAATGGCGAGGGACGTTTCTACGTCCCTTTTTTTATGTATATACGTTCTACGAAAAGTTTAGTAGTTTTATCATAAGTATTAAAATATGCTGCATTAATTTTAACACAAAAGTTATAAAAACTATTAATGTTAGATATATTACGGTATTTTCGAGGCGTTTCAACTGGATCAGCCATAAAAACAATAGCTGTATATAATCTTTTAGGCATTTATAAAGGTTTATCGTTTATTTTAAAGTATCTACCTTTATCGTCTTTAAACGCCTTTATTTTGCGTTTAATTGCTAAATATGATACTGCCCTAAGTACTTGCATATGATCCAGCTGAGTTATGTCGTATAAATCCTGTAAACTTACTGCCCTACGCTGCTGAATAATTAAATAAATTTTAGTTTTGTTAGTCATATTTTTATATATTTGTACTGAAAAAAGTTAACCTATAATGGGTTTATTTGTCAGTAAGCAGTCTATCCCTAAAAAGATAGGCTGCTTTTTTATTACTGACATACTAACCACTAGTATCTTACTTTACATTTATCAATTATATATTCAAGAATTGTTATTATAGCAATACATAAGCCATACATAACGGCAATAGGCAATACAATTAAAAATAGTTTTATAAATTTTATTACTTTCATAAAGGTTAAAAAAGTTAGCGTGTAAAATATTTATTGTCTTGTCCTTTTAATATCCAGCCTTTATTGATCCATATTTTTATAAGATTTTTAGCATAGCTTTTACTGGTAGCAGTCCTTTCAATTACTTCATCACTAATATCGTTATAAGTAGTAGGTACTGTTATAATTAAATTGCAAAGTCTTTTACTTTCAATTTCATCTAAATCACTAGCTTTTTTACCTAATGTTTTTTTAGTTTCACTTTCAACTTGCTGGAATACTCCATTAAAATTCATTAATGTTACTGGATCAAAGTCCGCGTCGCTTCGCATAAAACGACTAGTTAAAACATAACAGTTTTTATCCTTTTCTTTTACTATATCTAATGTACTTTGTGCAAAACGATCACTAGCCGAGCCTATATGTCCAGTAGTAGATAAATTACTTTTAGACTGGTGTAGTACTGTAATAAGTAATACGTTATAAACTTTAGTAATTTTTTTAAGCCATTTAGTTACTAAACTTGCTTCCCTTTCATCATTCATATTAACAATTAAATCTAATAAACCGTCAATAATAATAACACTGCAATCAGGGTTTGCTTCTAAATATGCTTCTATCATTTTACGTATTAAGCCTGATCCATCTTCACGTACCTGATAAGCATTAAAATAATCAGGTAGATTATTTAATTCACTAAATCCCTTTATTTTATTGATTTGTCTATAAAAATCGTAATCACTACTTTCAGTATCGAAATAACATATTTTCCTACGATCTTTTGGCAAATGTATTTTCATACTAAAAACGTCATAAGGCACAAAAGCACTAGCCACTATTGCAGCAATAAACGTACTTTTGCCAGCTTTTGGAAGTCCTGACAGTGTAAGGAAATTGGATAAAGAGCCAGTATTTCTAGCTGGGTTAGTGCCTATTGTAAAAACAATATCTTCTTTATTCGGTATGTAGTCAGGGTTATATTTTCGTTTTGCTAGTAGTTCGTTAATGGTTAATTTATTGTCAGTATTTTCCATTATCTAAACTGTGGAATGTCGTTTTGTAATATACCTAAGCAACACAAAGCAGCAATAAGTATTAATACTAATTGTCCGTTTTTATTGTATAATAGCCAATTTATCAGTTTGTTCATTTTGTAAATTTTGTGTTTTTTCTTCTAATAATGTAATCAATTCGGTAGCGTCAAAAATAGCGGTTTGCATAATTTTACTAGCTTCTAGTTCGCCTAACTGATCCCCAGCAATCGTACAGTATGTTTTATATAATTCTAAACTATAATATTCTAATTTAGATAGTCCAGCAGTAGGAAATACAATTTGTCCGAATTTGTCTTGCATTGGTGTTGCTGGAAAAGCGTTTGTTAAAGCGTATTTCATAAAATTATTTTGTTAAGAAATCAATATGCGCTTTTGCGCTAGTTAATGTTTTATGGAAACTGTTATCTAATTGTACAACGAATTCGTTACCAACCTCAAAAATATAATAACCTAAATAATAAATTTTTCTCATTTTATATATTTTTTAAGTGTTGGTTAAGTGCAGCTAAGTCGCTATTATAACTAGCAACAGCATCTTCTAATAACATTCTAATTTCCTGATCCATTTTAAAAGGGAAATTTTCTTGACGTACAAACTGATATGTACTGCCCTCAAATTTAGAGGAAGCGGAAAACATAAAAGTACAGTCCTGATAATTTGTTAGTGAAAGTAATAAACGTAAGTAATCACGTTTTTCAGTCAGTTGCTTAATTTCAAGCAACACAGCGGTTTGGCTGGATAGGTTTTTTTGCATTGGGTTTATTTTATGTCAGTAAAATATTATCAATGCTAAATTATAACTAATTTTTAAACTACCAAATATATTTTTCAATATATATTTGTAAAGGTGAAAAAAGTTATTTAAAAACGTATTATTTTAGGGGTATATGAAATGTATTTTTGCTCGGCTAACGAGCCAAAAATACATTTTTACATTCGTAACATTGCATATTTACCCCTACATTTTATCCACATTTTAAAAAAACTTTAAAATTGTTTGTTTTGTACGAATTTTCACGTAATTTTATGCTAATTCAATATTATGGCTAAAAAGTGGTGGATTTTTCCAGCTTTATTTGTAGGATATGTTTTGTATCAAAAATTTGTTTTGAGCAGAACTTTTAACGTAGTATTTAAAGACTTGGATTTTAGTTCAATGTCTTTATTAAGTCCAACAGTAAATATATTAGTACAAGTAAGCAACCCTACTCCTATTACAGCTGAAATACAACAAATACGTGGTGTTTTATATGTTGACGGTCAGGAAGTCGGAAATGTATTAGGAATAGCGCCTACTGTATTAAGAAGTGGATCAAGCGAATTAAAAATACCAGTAACGCTTAGTTATATGGGTGTAACACAATTAATACAAAAATATAAATCATTAAATTTTAGATATAATTTTAAAGGAAGTATGATAGTTGATTATATATCAATTCCATTAAACTTTGGTTATCCTACAATAAATGGTTAATAGAAATATATTAATAGGAAAAGTTAGTCCCTTTACTGGTAAAAGGGAAATAGTGGTGGCTAATCAAGACACAGTTGATATAATTGACGCTTTGATTAAAAATCACTACAAATACTCAAATGAGTATGATAAGATTTTTAGATATTTTGACGGTGGATCAGTAGAAGAAACGGCGTATAATGTATGGCAATTTTTAAAGGACGATTTTAAATATACGATTGAGCCTGAAAAAATGCAAATACTTAGAAGTCCAGCTGCAATACTAGCAAGTAATGTAATTGGAATAGATTGTAAAGGGTACGCAACTTTTGCAAATGGTATTATGGACGCTTATAGACGTAATAATAAGAAAAAATTTGACGTTTATTATAGGTTTGCTTCGTATGATCCATTTGACAGTACTCCGCAGCACGTATTTGCAGTAGTAAATGAAAATGGTGTAGAATATTGGATAGATCCAGTATTGGATCAGTTTGACGAAAAAAAACAACCTTATTATTATAAAGATAAAATAATTAAAAATATGGCACTAGTAGCAATGAGTGGAATACCAACAATATCAGGTACACAAATGGGTTTTGATTGGACTAATGTAGGATTAGCTGTAAATGCTGCTAATGCTAGTACTAAATCTAATTGGTGGAATGATATTTTAAAAACTGCACCTGATATTATAACTGCTTTTAATAAAGGTGGTGGACAACCTACTGGTGGTGGTTATACAGGTTATCCTACTGGCGGTAGTTATGTTCAACCGCCACAATCTAGCGGTATTAGTCAAAATACTGTTTTATTATTGGGTGCTGCTGGTGTTTTAGCTGTTATTTTATTAACTAGAAAAAGATAAAATGCAAACAGCTAATTACATAGGTTATAAACAAAATAATAATATAGGTGTAATACCAGTTGCTTTAATAGCAAAAGCTGCTGTTATAGTTGCTCCTTATGTTATTAAATGGGGAAAAAGTGCATTTTCAAGTCCAGCAAAAGACGCAAAAAATTTTATTGCTAATGCAAAAGATACAATAATTAGTGATACTGCTGAAAATAGAATAGCTAAAGTAATAGCATACAGTCAAAGAATAAATCCTAAAGCAATAGACGTTAATACTAGAGAATGGTTAAAATGGTATAAACAAAATTATAGGGAAGATTATAAACAAATAAGTCCTGAATTAAAAATATATTGGAATAATTATTTAAACAGTATTAGAAATACTTACGGAAACGTAAATAGAATATTTGAAGATTTGGACGCAGCAGCTTTTACAAATGCAGAAATAAATTTTAATGCTACTCCAGTAGAAAGTGTAACTAATTTATTTTCAAGTACTGGTACTGGTAAAATTAATTGGGTTTTATATGGTGCTATTGGAATAGGCGCAATTTTATTAATTAAATATTTAAAATAATGACAGCTTTACAAACAATTATTAAGGAAGCTAAGGCAATACGTAAAAAAATGCCTAAAATAGAATGGAAAAAAGCAGTTGCTCAAGCTAGTGCAATATATGCTAGTAAGCATAAAGGTAAAAGTCCAGTAGGTAAGAAAAAAGCTGTAAAAAAAGCTGCAAAGAAAAAAGCAGTAGGTAAATATGTAAAAACAGTTAAAAAAGGTAAATTAACTAACGTAATTTATAAAAGAAAAAAAATAGGTGCTGTTAAAAAATCAGCAACTACAATGCACAAAGATACTAAAAGCCATAACGTAAATATTCGCGTTATGTCAGGCGTAGATAGTAATATAACAAAACAATTAAATACTTATAAAGGTTTAATAAGATATTATACTAATAATATAGAAATTTTTAAAGACGCAATAAAAAAACGTAAAGAAAGAGGTTTAACTCCTATAATGGTAAATAATTTGAAAAAAGATATTAAAAAGTTTCAATCACTTATTAAAGAGTATAAAATACATTTAACGCAATTAAAAAAACATATTTAACAATTTTCACAATAATTAAAAATCAACAAAATGGCAAGAAGAAAATCTCGCGCAAAAAAAAGCCAACGTAAAACAAGACGCCGTTCTGGTATGTCTGGTATCGGTGGCGGAATAGCGTCAGCTGCTTATGTAGTAGGTGGTGCAGTATTAGCACAAGTGCTAGTACAAAAATTAATTGCTCCTATGACGTCTAGTCAAAGTGCAACTACTCAGGGTATTATTAACGGTGCTGTGCCTATCGCTTTAGGTATCTTCACTCCTAAATTCATTAAAGGCGACGTAGGTGCTAAATTGGGTACTGGTATGATCGCTGCTGGTGGATTGAACTTAGTTAAAGTAAGCGGTTTACTTAGCGGTATTGGTGCTGGATATTATTCTAATATGCCAGTTCGTAATATTGCTGGTTATCAGGGTGCGTCAGCTGGTACTTATATAGCTGGAATTAGAAACGCTGCTATAATGGAAGCGTGTTAATTTTAACTTTTTTCACTTTTATTAATTAAATATTAAATTATAAATCATGGCAACTCAAATGGGAAATAGATTAGTGTTTGAAAATGCAAAAACATTAATCCAACAATTAGGATACGACGCTTCAAGCGCTGTATTAACTCCATCTTTTTTACGTAGCGAAGTGTTATTAACAACATCTTCAGCTGCTTATCACGTACCAGTATTGGTTAACGATAATCAAAACGGTACTCCAACTGTACGTGAACAACGTTTAGCGTTACAAGATTTGTTTATTGTATCTTCTATTCAAATTTTATTGACTTCAGGATCAGCTACAACTGGATCAGCTAAGTCTTATACTTATCCTAACTTAACAGCATTTTCTACTGGTGCTGCACAGTTATATAACGTATATAACGGTTATTTGAATATTCAAGTAAACAATCAAAACGTGTTACCTAAGTGGTCTATTTTACAACATTTAGATATCCCACAAACACAACAAAATACAAACTTTAACGCTGCTACTGCAACAAGTCCAGCGCAATATTCTATTGATCAGGTTAATATGAATGAATTTGCTATGCAAGTTTGTGAGCCTAATCTAGTATTAAACGGTGCTAGTAATATCAATGCAAGTATCATTTTACCAGCTGCTCCATCTACTGTTGACTCAAACACATACGTAGCGACTTTATGGTATGGTATCTTAGCTCAAAACTGTACTTCAGTTAAATAATACTTTTGCGAAGTCTAAACGCTACCGCTGGGGGTCGGTCAATACCCCCTATTTTTAAATTTATTAATATTTAGATATGATACGCATTGAAAGATTTGAAGCTGTCGAAATATCGGTGCCATCAGGTAGTACATTGACTAGATTTTATTTTAATGATCTTCCTAACTTAAGGAACGCTAAAATAACTTCAATTCAGGTATATACTGCTGGTTCAATTACTGCTACTCCCTTAACTGGTAGTACTCCAGTAACAACAGCGGATCTTAAGAAATCATTTTTAACTTTATATGCTGGTGATCTTCAATTGGTTTACAACGTGCCAATGATATCATTAAATAATATCGTTAATAGTGCTACTGATCCATATACATTTGAATTACCTACAATTAACGGTATGACTGTTAGTTGGGTTAAATCTTATGTAAGTTTACCAACTGCATTGGCTACAACTGGCGTAGCTTATTCTTTTGGGGTTTACTACAATTTTTAAAAAATTACTACTATGGCACTAGAAAAAGCTATGGTAACTGGAACTAGGGGTATAATGGACTGGTTCGATAGAAATGCGACCAGTCCTTATTACTCTGTTTGGGTAAACCGTAAACAGTTACTTTTTTCGTGGAATGACGACGACATGGAAGCTGGTAGGTCTAAATTAGAGGACGACTTAGCAGCCATTGAACAGAATAATAACAATGATCTAATTATTATTAAGCTGCACCCTAAAAAGGATAAAGCTGGATATATAACTGATAAGACGCCTATTTATGGTAGTTTAGTTTGTCGTGCTTCGGAATTAGAACGATTAAACTATGGTATGCCGCAAATTGCTGGAATGGGTTATAATAGTAAAATGGAAAACGTTTTAGAAAGGGTATTAGAAACTCAAAACGCTATTTTAACTAAATTAAACGCTGACGAATTAGAAGAAGAAGAAGAAGAAGAAAAGGGAATACTAGGAACTATTATGAGCAATCCGCAAATGCAAACGCTTTTAATGGCTGGTATTACAAAACTATTGGGTATTGGTGGTACTAATCCAGTCGCAACTGGTTTAGCTGGAATTGAAGAAGATACAAACGAAGCAATTATAATTTTAAATAATTTAATGAGTAAAGGCGTTAGTATAGATCATTTGAGGAAATTAGATCAAATGGGTGCTGTGCAGCTTAAAACTTTATTAAATATGCTATAACTTTTTTAACTTTTAACAATGGCAAAAGGAATAGATAAAGATACACAAAAAATATTATTATATGCAGCTGGAATAGGTGCTGGATATTATTTTGTATTACGACCTTTGCTTATAAAGTTTGGGTTAATGCGTGATCCTAAATTAGTTAAACAAGATATTGAGCAATTACAAAATGTAGAACAATATGTAGATAGTTCATTAAAAGCACAAAAGCCTACTAAAACATTAGGCGAATGGCAGTTAATTGCTAATCAAATATATAACGATTTGAAATACGCTAGTGTAAGCGACGATAAAGCGGACGCTGGATATCAAATAACTAGAGTACAAAATGACGCGGACGTAGCTGCATTAATAAAAACATTTGGACAAAGACAAGAGTATTATTTTGGACTACCTTTATACGGTTTGCAAGATTTTGCAACATTTATTACTAGTAATATAGATAGAACAGAATTAGACAAAATAAATAACAACTATTCAAGAAAAGGTATAAAATTTAGATTTTAATATGAAACAAAATATTTTAATAAAGGCTGGAATATTAGCTGGTATTTTTTTATTGTTTAATTCATTTAGAAAAGCGAATAAAAAACAATTAAGCGGAAGCCTATATATACCACAAAGTAATACTCCAACTGGAACTGAACAAGTTTATAGTAATGTAGGTACTAGAATTTTTGATTATAACAAAAATACAATTTATACATATGATACACCAAATATTGGTATGACCGTAACTGGCTTATCAAGTGGCGTATATAGTGTGGTAATTGGCGACAGCTTTATGAATGGCGTTGCTGGTTTTGTAAATCAAGAGGACGTACAATCAATTTAAACTAAAATATAAAAAAATGAAAAAGAATTATTTATTAATTGGCGGTGCTGCTTTAGCTGTATGGTATTTTTTCTTAAGAAAAAAAACCCCTACTATGCAAATGCCTAGACAAGCGGCGGTTATGCAGCCAAAACCTGAACCGAAGCCAGTAAATCCAGCTGGATTGAATGACGGCGACTATGTTAAATTTGGAACTGACGCAACTGTATATATGATTTTTAAAGGTCAAAAATTACCTTTAACTGAAGCGTGGTGGAATGCTAACGCGTGGGATAAGTGGGACACTGTTAAATTTTTATCACCAGCAGTAGCTTTGGAATTACCTACTGGTAATACTTTATAATATGCAAAGAAAAAACGATAGTACAATATTAATATTGGTAGCAGCTGGTTTGGGTATTTATTGGTACATGAAAAATAAATCCAATACTGCACAAGTAAATCCAGCTGATCAACCTTTAGCTGAAACTGGTTTTCCCCCTACTGGCGGTACTGGCGTAGATTATAACCCAATAAATAATGATCTTGCTTTATTTAGTCCCCCTAACCCTAGCGGTGGCGGTGGTGGTAATTTTGATATTTTTGTTGATCCAGTTAAACGAGGTGGCGGTACTGTTACTGATATGTTTAACGGTTTAATTGATAAGTCTATTGGTATAGATAAAAATATAGATTATGAAAAATAATAAAACATTAATATTTTTAGTTTTAGCTGGTTTAGGCGTATGGTATTATATGCGAAATAAAAACAAAGCTACTAAAGGTAACGAAGAATTACCAGGTGGACGCGGTGGGCCTGGTGGTGGGCCAGTTGATATTGTAAGACAAGATAGAGAATTTCCAGATCTTAGTCTTTATTCACCGCCAAGACCTAATGCTGACATTAAAGTTAGTTTTAGCATAAACGGTTATAAAAAAAGATTAGGTAACGTACCAAACACAATATAATATGAGCAATATAAATATATCTTTGTTAAATTACGAAGTAGATTTTTATACGGTTGACGTTAGTCAATACGTAGGTGGCGACAACGCTAACGGTTACGTGTTTATTAATTATGGTACTAGCGTAGTTAGAATTGAAAGTATTGTTTTACAGCCTAATCAACAATTTGAAGTAAGTGGTAATACTGGCGAAAATACGACGCAAAGATACTTTATAAACTTTGGCAGCAGTACTACTGGTAATAACGTAGTAGTAGTTAAAAAACGATATTTAAACGCATAAAATATGCCATTAAGAGTAAATAACAATATATTAAATCAAAAAGGTACTCCAGCTTTTTTTAGTGATACTTTTGCTAATCGTCCAGCGTTTGGTTATGCTGGTAGGGTATTTATAAGTACCGATACTGGTCAAATATTTGAAGATACTGGAACAGCTTGGACGCTAATTGCTGACGCTGGTGTTGGTGGCGGTACTTTAGCAAGTGTTACTGCAAACGGTAATACAACTGCTACTGGTATTGTTATAACTGCAAATGGTTTAAGTAGTAATAGTTTAACTGATACATCTAAAACAGCTGGATCAGTTTTATTTAGTGGTACAGCTGGTTTAATTAGTCAGGATAATGCAAATTTATTTTGGGACGATACTAATAATAGATTAGGTATAAGTACAACTGCGCCAGGCGCAAAATTGGATATACATGGTGCTGGTATTTTAGTACAATTAAACGGTACTGGTACTAATAATGCTTATTTACAATATTTAAATGCTGGTGCAACTAAATGGCAAATAGGAAATAATTACAATGCTGGTGCAAATAGTTTTGACTTATATAATAATGTTTTAAGTAATGTAGCTTTATCGGTTAATGCTGCTTATAATGTACTACAATTAAACGGAAATTTAGCAATAAAGCAAGGTACTGGATTTTTTAATATTACTGGTTATAATGGTATCGCGTGTGATAGTG